TGATCGTATTGCCGGGGATACCTTGCGGCCCTACCAGCGACGTACCGGACGGCCATACGCCGCCAGCTTTCGGGCCGAATAAATAATGCGTCGTCGTGTTGATGTAGAAATTGCCGGTCGCGCCGACGCTGGTGTCGGGGTCGCCGGGACCATAGAGAATCGTATTGCCGTCCTTGCCAGCCGGTCCCGGTATATAAGACGGTGCGCCGGGCGGCCCCGGCAAGCCGGGCGGTCCTTGCTCGCCGCTTTCGATTGCGGTCGTAAGGTCGACGCTCGCAATAACGACAACGGTGTCGTCCGCTTCCGGCACGATGCTGATTTGCGTTTCGCCGTTAATGACCTCGACCGTGCTCACCGCGTCGGCCCCGCGTTGATGGTTATTGTGCCGCTCCATACTTTTGTTTTGAGGCCGCCCGCTGACGCCATTGTCATGATGTTGGAATGGTCAAAGGTGCCGAGCCCGAGGCGTTGCAACTCGTCGTGCGTAATCATGACCGTAAAATATCCGTTGACCGGATCGGTCACAAAAATCTCTCCGGTATCGGTGCCGAGCCGCAACAATGCTTCAACGTCCTCAGCATGGCGGCGCAGCATCATTTCAAGTGACGCGCCGGTCATGTTAATTGGCGTGCCGCTGCTCGATTGGTATTGAAAGCCGCGGTAAAAGTCCGCGTCGTTCTCGACCGTGATGTTGACGATTGCCATGTTACGGAAACACGTTTGCGATGGCCGCGAAAGCGTCGTCGATCTGTTGCAGCGTCGTGATGGTGCCGCCGTTGATCGCGTCGAGGTTTGTGCTCTCGCACGCAAAACAATTTTCGACAAAGGTCGCGATTGCCGTAACCGCCGTCGTCAATTGCGCGCCGCTGAGAATGATAAAACTGCCGTCCGCCATTTTCCAATTGACGGTAGAGCCCGGCGTCGATTTGATATATTCGTTGGCGTTCGCGAGGCTGTTGCGCGATACCGGGTCGGTTAGAAACGCGACCGGGCTTAAGCTTGTGACGATCACGCCGCCCGTTGCCTTGCGATAGCGCGCGTCGGCGTTATAGGTCGGCAAGCTGCCGGGCGGGAATTGTCCCGAAAACAAATTATAGAGATCGTCCATCGTCGCGATTTGCGACGGCTGATACGCAATGAGCCACGCCGTATAGTCGGCATCGCTTACCGGGACCGACATGGCGCGCGCGCTCGACCAAACATTCGCTTGGTCGCCGCCGACGATCCAATACCAATCGTTAATAAGAAACATATCGGACTCCCCGCGTTAAAAGATTTGACCGCCAGTGCCGAGCACGCCAGCTTGATTGCCGGGGATCGACGCCGATCCTTGGCCCCATGTGTTGATGATTGAGTTGAGTTGCGCGGAATATTTCGGGCCGTTGACGTTGTTAGCGCCGCTGATTGAACCCCAAGGCCCGATCAGTCGGCCCATGTTCGTACCCATGTAGAACGCCGCCGACATATAAAGGCCGACCGGCATTATCAGCGCGGGCGGCGCATTCGGGTTGAGATTGATGCGCCCGCTATCTGCGCCGAAAGCATATTTCGTGTTTCCTTGAATGGTGATCGGCCCGTTGACGGTGATAAGCGCCTCGGCGGCGGCAACGTGACCCTCGACGTTTTGCCAAAACTGCGAGGCAAACAAAGCAACCGAGGCACCGGCGACCGCGTAAATCCCCCAAGCCGGATCACCGTACGTTGCGGCATTCGACGCAAATGCGAATCCGTTAAAGGTCATAGGCGCACCCGCCGATGCAACAATAACCGCCGATCCCGATGGTGATTGAATGGCAACATTCGGCGGAGAGCCGGGATTTCCAATCCAGCGAATTTCTCCCGAACCGTTTGCTGGCCCGCAACTAACTTGCGTATAAGGTCCGTCTGCGACATGGATCGAAAGAACGTACCCGTTCAAATTATATTTTGGATATTCGTAGGCCGCGCGTTGTAATGTTTTAAACGGCCCTTTAACGCCGCTCACAAATGTTGCCGAGGTACCGTCATAAGCATCGTTCCCGGTATTGTTATTAACGTAAAAGTCACGCGGCGCGGTCATCCACACCGGCATTCCCGGCGTTGTCGGGGACGCGCCCGCGCCGACGCTTTGCGCCCACACCATGCGGAATTTTGTGCCGTCGTATAATAGGTTGACGTAAGCGCCGGGGACCATTTCACCGCCGAGCAAGGCCGTGCCATCCGAGCGGGCAATCGGCGCGTTGCCGAGCGCGTTGAGGTTGAGAACGCTCGGCCCGGTATTGGCCGCGCCGACTTTCAAAATAACCGAAAGGCCCTCGAAATACGGGCCGGGACTCGGCACGAGGGTTGCGGCGTAGGCATTGGCGACGCCCGTGTCGTGTTTGAAATTGAGCTGCCCGCTTTGAATCGCTTTCGCCAATTGATGCAAGTCGGCGTCGCTCGGCACGATGAGGCCGGTGTCGGCGATGGTGTTCACGATCTCGCGTTGCGGATTCTCAATCGACGCCGCTGGCGGGATCGACCCCATCGTGCCGGTTGCCGGGTTGCCGTTGATATAGGCGGCGTTGGGATCGCTTACGCCGTACGGTTGCTCGTATTTCATTGCGTCCTCGTTACGGTGTTCCGGCCATTGGGTCGCCGGGATTGCTCAAGCCGGAATAGTCGAAAATTATTTCGGTGTGCGCGGGCTTGATGCGGTTCAACAGGCATTCAAGATCGTCGGCGACGCCGATGCGTAAATGTGGATCGACGCCGCATTGACCGGACGCGCAGCGGAACCATGTCAGCTTGGCTTGGTCGACGTGAACGGTCCAATAAAAGCGGTTCGTGTCGGGGCCTAAACCGTAATAGGGCCACTCGCTCAACGCGCCGTCGGCGACCGGGCCGTCGCCGTGCGCGTTCATAATGGGAACGCCCCACTCGTTGCGCATCGGGTCGGGCGGCAAGTCGCCGTACACGCGCGCGTCGCCGACGTGATCGATCCCGACGACGAACGTGCGGTACTCGGTAATCGTGATCGTGTAACCGATTTGCGCCGCGATACCGATAAAAAATTCCCGGCTTTGCTCGCCGAGCATCGTCATTCGCATGAGTAGCGCGAGCTGGCGCTCGTCGATTGATTGCGGCGCGGTATAGCAAGGATCCGGCAAGCCGAAATTGCGTTCCCAATCCGGCAACAGCTCGACGGTTGTGCGCGGGTCGCTTTCGATTTCCAGCAAGTCGGCGGCGCGGGCGTCGACGGGATCGGCCCAAATACACGACTCGCCGTGAACGAGATTCATCAAAACGGAATCGTATTCGCGCGGCCACGCCGGGCCGACCGGCAACAATGCGGCAAGCGCCTCGGCATAATCCTCGCAATTGCGCCGGATATGCCTATCGGTCATTCGTCGTAGAGGATGGTGTCGAGCACGGCCATGTAGCCGGGCGCGGGCATGACCGCATCGTCGAACACAAGCGTATGATGGTCCTCGCCGATGGCGTTCGATATCGCCTCGTCGACCCATGAGCGGTAGATCGTTTGCCCGGGTGCGGCGTTGATGAACAGCATGTTTTGAATCGATTGCTCGATTGCCGCGCGCGTCGCCTCGTCGTCGGTGACGAGATCGAGGATCGACATTTCGAGAAAGAATTTAATCGGGGCCATGACGTAGCAATCCTTGACCGTCACGGGCCGCTTTTGCTCGATGTAAGTGTCGACGGCGATAATGTCGGCGGGCGTCGGCCATCCGTCGTCCGAGGCGCGCAGATCGTCCATCAAAAAGCGAACGGTCATGGTGCCGACGCCTTGCTCGGGCGCGGCCCACGCGCGCGTGACGCCGGGCACCTGCATGGCCCATGCAACGTAGTCGTATTGCGCGCCCCCCATCGGCGGTTGCTGGATCCGCTGTAGGACGCGCTGGCGCAGCTCGTCGTCGGTTTCTATATCGACGCCGCCCGTCATTGTGACGATGGTCACATTGCCGTCGACGCCGGGGATCGCGGTCACAAACGCAAGACTCGAACCCTCGTCGAGATTGCCGAGAATGCCGGGATCGACGGCGCGGATCGTGACCGGCGTCGGCGACGTGCCGACGGTGATCTGTTGCGTCGTCTCGTAAAGCACGCCGGTTTGTGACGACAATTGCGTGCCCGACGGCAATACCGTGCCGCCGATTCCGGTGACGGTGCCGGTGCCGCTGGCAAACGTCGCGGGCTTGCGGCCGCCGTTCGGCAGCCAGATCGCCGCATGACGGTCGAGCCATTCCGTCTCGGCGGTGTCGGGCAGCAATTGGCGCGAGAGCCAATCGATATAGAGCAACGTGAGGAAGGCTAACCCCGCGTTCGCGTCCGAAAGCACGCGCAACACGCTATTCGGGATCATCGCCGCCGAGTGCAGCCGCGCCGTGATGTAGTCGCGGTTTTGCTTGCGTACGTCGTCGAGGCTCGGCGTCGTCCACGGCATTAGCTCGTTCCCTCAATTTCGGTCCACAACGATTGATATTGCAATTGAATGGTCGGCAGCGGGCCGCGATAGATCACGACGGTCGCAACGATCTTTTGCAGCTCGGGCCGCGTCACGGTCACGTCAATGCGTGACGCCATGCCTTGCGTTATGAACGGCTGCAACGCCTCGCGCACATAGGCGTCGACGCGCGCGAGCGTCGACCCTTGGCGCGCGGTGTTGTCGGTAATCTTGTGGCGGTCAAGCAACCATAGCCGCGAGCCGATGGGCCAGCCGCCCTGCCATATCGTCTCGGCGTTCGTGTCGGCCCACCATCCTCGCCGGTCGCTATCAGATTCCTCGTTTGGCAAGATATCGTCGGCGTTGGCGCGCCGGTTGGTTCCGAGCGCGACAATGACGGCGGTCGCGAACGCCTCGGCCTCGTCGATCAGGTTGTCGGGCTTTTGCAACAGGTCGAACGTGACGACAATCGGCCGAACGATATCGAACATTCTGAGGTCGGGCATGGCTGCCTACTGCGGATCGGCTTTGAGCTGTATCGGCACGGTCGACCAGCAACCGCCCGCGTCGACAAAAATCGCGTTCGCGCCGTGCTTGATGTGCGTATGGTCCGCGTCGACGCGCATCGATTTATTGTCGTCGCCGCCGAACTTGCAAATGATCTTGCCGGTATCGATCAGGACCGTATTGTTGCCGACGGTTAGCTCGATCTTGGTCGGATGATTGACGACCCATGAGTCTTTCGTGAGCGTGAGACTTGCGAGCGCCTCTTGCCCGGCTTGCCCCGATTGCCCGTATTTTTTGGAATCGCTTTGCCCGCTCGACGACCCCGTGCTCGGCGTCGAGGACGTCGACGAGCTTTGCGGCGGCGGCGGCGCTTTCTCGCTTTTCATAACTTGCGTTACGATCTTTTTTCCGCTCGGCGCGCTCGTCACAATGCCGTCGCGGGTAAAATGAACCTGTTGCCCTTGGTCGTCGAATAGCGCCAGCTCGCCCTCTTTCAAGCCGCGCAGCCGGTAGCGCCGGTCGCCGTTGACGATCAACACGCCATGCGAGCGGTTGCCGCCCGTAAACACCATGAGGCCCTCGGCCTTTTTCTTGTTGTTGGCCTCGCCGTCCGGTTTCTTGACTCGCGAGCTGAAACCGTACGGTTCCATATGCTCGATCTCTTTTTGCTTTTCCTCGGTGTAGAGCGAGAGCGTCGACTCGC